ATGGAACTATTAGCTCCCCACGTCTTTCGAATCGCATCATGGGTGCGGATATCCACGCAACAGGAAATAAGCAAAATCACAGGCTTGCTCATGAATTTAGATTTCCCCAATCCCTGCCTTCATTGGCAATCATTTGAGCAGACAGGCGTTCATATCGCCGCGAGTTTTCATGATAGATGGGCAACTCTGCATCTGTTCTACCCTGTGGATGCCACTGATGGTATATTTCCACGTCAAACATACGTCGAGACTCCATTATCCCATTATTCCATCGCACAAGTCGTTCCCGAAAATTGCAGTCATCCCCGCCGTATCCGATCCACGATTCTTCAATACCACCCATGACTACTACAACATCTCTACGAATGGCTTGCCCGCGATAATTCCAAAAAGTCGGAATTCCGTTAGCGTCTTTGAACTCTATACCGGGATTTTGTCCATTGCGGTCAAGATGTTTCACCACGGCGTAGGTAGTTACATTGGGGTTCTCTTCGACCGGGCGCACCAGATTTTCTATATCAGTGGGTTTAGTGAACATGCAGGCGTCGTCATGAATGAGCAGGATTTTGCCGGTCGCTATCTTAATGGCGCAGTTCAAAGGGATCGCTTGGTTTGAATACACCAACTTGGGACGATTTACCCGCCGATAGTGTTCAATATGGAGAGCCGTCTTCCATTTCTCACATACTGCAAATGTAGCACCCCCGTCATCGTCCCCGTCTTCTACCACAACAATCTGATCCGGTTTTCGTGTCTGGTTGACAATGGAAAAAAGAGTCTTTTCCAAATACGGAGCATGATGGTATGTAGCTAAAACAAGCGAGACTTTAGACATTGGTTCTCAAATCCGTGATACTCAGAATTCCGGGCGATGTATCTACCGCCTGACTGAAAAACTGACTTCGATTGCCTGTTGCAACGTTTCCTGAGATTACTTTTGCAATAGGATAGCATCCAAATGGAAGGCTTGAACCAGATTGAATCTGCCCGCCGCTTGTTACCCAAAAATATGTTGTGGCATTGGCGGGCACAGAAAACTCTCCGCCCAGATACAGCACAGTATTTATCTCTCCGGGCGCGATATAGATACCAAGGCCCGCGTTTTGCTGGCCATATAGCCAATTGGGGGAGAATCCGAAAATGTTGTCAGCCATTGTTTATTTTACCATTCAGCAGGATCACGAATACCTGTAACAGAATCAACTCGTGCATTCATGTGATAGAATCGCCGCGCATTGGGTTCAGGGTAATAAATAGAGATTCGAAAAGTTTCCCATGGCGTGTTCGCCACTGGGCCATACATGCCTATCTCAATCATCTTGCGTTCGGTGGGTTGAAAATGTCTTGATAGAATTTCACGATAGAAGTTTGCGGAGCCCATGTTCGGCCATTGCGAGTATTGTGTTGTCTTAATGAAAGTAGAATTACCCTGTGTCAAACGGCCATGCATGAGGTGTTCGTGCTCATGCCAAATCTTCTCCCATAGATAGAAACGAACCATGTTCACTTTATTGTATGTGATGACATCCGCGATGTCTTGCCATGCAAAAGCACAGTCTTCAGGATGAATGCTTCCGTCATCTCGGGGATTCTGAATCGTGGGCAGATATGTATCGTGTTCAATGAACAATACAAGAGGCGTGGTAATCTTTTTCAAAGTCTCTCGCAACATCCACGCCTGCTGAGTCGGCTGATCGAAAACAGCCATTTCTATACGACCATATTCGAGAAGTCTTTTGCTGAGTTGATTTTTGTATTCTTCGTACTGTGCTCTACGGTGTTCCACCTGCGGACGCACGCCATCTGCCATCACAATAATTCGGGATTCCGGCAAATGGAATCGGATAGATTGAATGGTCTTCTCGATGATGGTGGTAGATGGATGTGAAGGCACGGGTGAAGTAGGAATCACACAAGTAACAATATCATCGATCATTGGCCTCTCCTCAACGCCGCCATATCTTGAGACAACCAACCATGCATTGCCTTTTTGTAATCCTTCCACCATGCCATCGCGGTATCTCGGTTCGCGGGCCATTTAGCCAGTTCCTGCCTCATCACTTCTGGCAATGTTTTCCAATCACGGACAATCGGAAATGGAGGAGTGCATTTCAATACGTAGTCCCAAAATCCGTCAGGAAATCCGGGGCGCGGACAAGTTGCGTCGATGATCGGAAGGCATCCCGCTTCCAGTGCTTCGGCCATTCTGATAGTATCAGGAGTGACAGGACCAGACGGACAAGGAATGATCTTGGCGCTGGCCATGGTGCGAAAGTACTCCGCGCGTTCCAATCCCTGCCAGAATCCCTTGGTCTCTATCAATCTGCCGTTGGGCATGTCTCGAAGCACGGATGCGCAAACGGTGCGACGAACGTGGGTAATCTGTCCCGAAAAGAACCAATCCAGCGGTCGATCCACTAATGTGGCATCGTAGTTGGCTAGATGCATTTGGGTGTCGTGCGGATAACCGCAAATCAGGAAACGGGAAGCAAACCAATGCTTGCCCGGAATCGGCATCTGCTGCCAGATTTTTCGATTGGTTTGAACCAAGGATTGAGTTGGAAAATAGGCCCCGTCATCACAGAAAACAACCACGATAGCACGTTGAAAACGATTCAAATCCGATTGTATCTGATTCACTTGACCAATCAAATGCTCGCCATGAATGACTACCACCGCTTCTGTTGCGTCTGCGGGGCAATCAGCCATCCCACTGCAATGAACCAGAGACATAATGCCTGCGGTAGAGGTAGGATGCAGAAGTTCATAGTCTGCGGTACCGTCGAAAGCTTCATTTAACAAAGTAGCGTCAGCGTATCGGCTTCTTTTTTCGAGTCCGAGGACCCCTTCATACCAAATGATTGGGATTTGGTTAGATGGCATCAACCAACTCCATAAAAGTATTACGAAAGAACTCTCTGTTATCAAGAAAAGCTTGTCTGGCGGGAATACTTCTTGCCGCAATAGCGTCTGGACGATCCATGATGCTTACCGCTTTTCGGACAGAGTTGAGTACTGATTGGGGGGTTACATGATTCAGTTGAGCTAATGCCCGGGGCACACATTGGACAACAGGCATAAGACATTCGCGCATGATGCCGCCATAAGTGTTCATTGGCGGGGCGTCTGTGGTCAATACGAGCCCTCCGCATCCCAGCGCCTCATGGATCACATGCCCGAAGCCTTCATACATGGACGGGATCACATGAAACTGGTGACTGTTTATCAGTTGGATGATTTCATCGTCCGTCGCGTGAGGGATGTGGGTAACATTGTTGTCAGGAAATGGATTTTTCGGATCAAACTGATTATTGAAAATCGGGGCACGGGCAATCACAGTCAGAGGTGGGAGCGGAGTCCCATGAACAATGCGGGCCATTCGCCATGCATCAAGAACGGCATTCGTGTTTTTGTATTCTGACTTACCTGCAACATGAAGAAACTTTGATTCGCGCGGAATTTCAGGGTGGCAAATATCGCGGGCTTCGAAACTGGTATAGACACACTTGGCCGAATCAACCTTTCGGCACCAGATATCGTAACAATCTTTTGTCTTGCAGATGATTTTGCTGAACTGCGGAAGGAAACGGTCATTAAGCGGATTCCACCATTCACTGTTTGGAACCAACCAATGCTCTCGGGAGAGAGAAAGAACGCGAGGAGAAACAACTTCAAAAGATATCGTGAGATCGCTGGAATGGAGTTCACAGGACATATCCGTATAGTGAACGCCCATCACATAGTGGCCTTGAGACATAAGTAAATCGCGGAGCAGTAAATACTCTCTTTCGAGTCCCGCGCCACAAAGGCTGGTCACCACAGTGATATCTTTTTTCATCATCTCCTCAAAATAAAAAAGGCCGCTTCCTCTTGCGGCCTTGATTTTCTTTACATCCCCAAACGAGAATGCTCGCGGGCGCGACCCATATTCTTGATCGAAGTTCCGTCTCGACGGAGTAGGTCTCGATCTGCTGGATTGCGGGCGTCAAACTGAGAGAAACAAGTGCCGCAAACACCCAAGATGATTCCGTTGGAGTGTTCTTGCCACTTAATGTTCAATTTGTCGCCAAACGAAACAAAGCCGTTGCTGTCCTGAGTGGTTCGCGTATGCGGACACTGTCTCTTGGTTTCAGCACGCTGGCGCATGGTGAGGTCCACCGACTTGCGCTTCTCTTCCAAAGCCCGCTGCTTTTCTTCCAATACAGCCGGATCAATGTAAGGCTTGCGTGATTCCAAAAGAGCATCAGCCAACAGTTTGTTGGACTTGGCCTGTTCCTTCTGAGCATCGATCAACATCTTGAAAAGCTGATCGTTTGTGAGACCGGCGGGTACCGTTACCTTAGTGATATTAGGTGTATCTTTTTCTTCTGACATATACTTCTCCTTATCTCACCTTTCCGTGTGAGCGCGGTTGGTTTGAACTGTGGTGCTTCGCTCAGTTCAGTAACATTCGTTTAAGTCCATGCAATAGGATTAACTTGCTTACCATTGCGGAACTCCCAAAGTTGTCTGCGATACTCTGAAGCCGTGGCTCCGTTTGTCGGATATCCAAATGCACGTAATGCCTGTTCTTCAGTGATGATCTTCAACGGCAATCCAGTCCCATCTGCTACAACGCCGTTGGATTTCAGAATCCATTTGCCGGTGCCGTCTTTGCGGATAATGACGTTCAGCAGGAAGGTGCGCCAGCCGTTAATTTTGCCCTTGGGCACGCCGTCAGCATCCACGATATCAATTGTATATTCGGGATTAAGATGGCTTTGAATCCAGCCCAAATACTCCCAGCCCGGATGAAACCCGTCTTCGTAGGTGCGCACAACGGGAGAAAATAAAGAAAGCGTTTTTCGAACGCGGCCATCGGCGCAACGCAGTTGCGGCAAGATGGTGCGAAGATGACGAATCACATCATGGCCAGACAACACGCGCCCCATGCGCGCCTTGGTATCCAGAAATTCCTGCCAATTCTCTTTGCGGCCTTTGTGCTGGCGGATACGTGTCAGTTCTTCTTGCTTCGCGCAAACAGCTTCGTCAGCAGACAACATGGTCTTGCGCAACTTGTCAGTGTCGTTGCGCGTCAAACCCATCTCTTCAAGCAGGGCTTCTTCTTTATTATGCCATGCTACATCTTCATCAGTAATTGTTTTGACAAAGTCATCAGACATTATTTACACTCCCCGCCGACCGGAAGTTCTGCAAGAAATTGTTCCTTAGTTAAATTAAAATCGCTACGATAAACAGCACAAAGTAATCCAATATCGTCCGCAAATATAAAAGATGTTTTTAGCTCCGATAAAGGAATATATGAGCGCCGTACAATTGCTCTTTGTCCATCATTTTCTAAAACTATATTCATTTTTTATCTCCTCTGAGACAATGCCGAGAGACAGCGGGAAGAGGCCACTATCTCCCCGTTTCGATTTTACTCGCGGATCAGGCGAGGCTATTATTAAAAACTAAACTGGTTTTACAATTTCAATAGTCGCACCATGCTCGTTTTCAATATATGCCTTCTCATAAAAATCGACTTCAGCCGCCCACCCTTTAGGTCGGGGTCTTTTTATACTAGAGAGATAAAACACCTCATTCTTTTCTCCCTGTTCGACTGAAATTTCAATTACATCCCATAATCTGTCTTTCGGATTGTCCGCAATTCCTTCGTTTGGACCTGCCGCATAGACGTTTATCTTTGTACCTTCAACTACTGTGACTTTTCCGTCTGTATATAGTTTTACTGTCAACATTATCTTCTTCTCCTTTTTCTTCTTACAACGCCAAGGGATAGCGGGAGGAGGCCACTATCCCTTTGACGAAGTTTTGTTGGCCTGCGGGACCAACGCCGGGCGGCTTCTTGTATACCCCTGCCTGACTGGGGGTTCCGAGTAAACGTTCTCGGTAACGGCTCGTTTATGTAAACGGGCAAACTCGGTAAATTTTAGTCCACATACCGTGTGGAGCAAGGATTGTTTCGTTACTCCGAAACTTGAGTTATTATCGGCTTAGGCTGTTGCTGTTTCCGACAAAATACGTCGGAAGGGCAGGAACGTGCCAGCGGCGGCAGGACGGGGAGTTACGACGAACTTAACAGGATTGTTACCCCAAATAACTTGGGGGATTGTGCATTTCTGACAATCTCACACAGTTGGATTCCTGTGTGCTCGGACTATTGCATCACCCCGAAGGGTGTCTTCTCGCTTAGTCTCTCACGGTGCTTTCGCTTCCGCCTCGTTGCCATTTCAGGGTTCGAGTCAATTAGAGAAGATTCTCATTCGCGGATTTCGCCACGATGAACCAATTTTACTTAGTTGTAACTAACCGCTCCACCTATTTCTCCGCCCGGGTCAAATGCACTCGGTGCGAATTCATAGATGTTTGCCTTGAAGTTGGATTCGTCCTTAATTTGTTATTCTTCGCAATCCGTCAACTAGCTTCTCTAGCTCTTCTAAAGAAGCATCCCGTTTCAAAACGTTGGCGCGTTGCGAGATGACCATCACATTTTCTTTGATATACCCTTTTTCAGGAATTCTTCGGTCAAGAGCAGGTGAATCGTCTTTGTGACGACCTGTTGCCACTTGTAAACGAATTCCCAAAAGCGGACATACCTCTGGAATAGTGATGTCATCAGGTGTGAGATCGAAAGGAAGACCAAGCATCTTGGCACGGTGACGAGCCCGGCGAACCATATAAATCTTGTAACGGTCCCAGTCGGAAGAAACGCCCTTCCACCATTCTTTTCGATAATCTGATTTCGCTTTACGTAGTTCTGCATTCTCGGCATACTTCTCCCGAGCATGCTCCAGTATCTTGGCCCGATTGCGGGCATAATACTGACGAGCGTATTGCCGCTCTTGTTCTACTGTTGCAAAACCCATGTCTCACCCCTAACTCTGCATGTTACCATGCAGAACGGACTATATCATAACACCCAAACATTATACCACAAATTCTGTAGTTTGTCAAGATGTTTCTCGCGTGTAGTCTCTACGGACTCTCTGCTTGCGCAGGTTGCCTCGGGATTGGCCTGAGGGGTATCAGGTGTTTCCCCGATATAGCGAGATTTTACGTACCCTGTGCCGTAACTTCATGAAACGGCAATGGTTAAGGAACGTCTTCAAAACCACCAAGAGCGATAGCGAACATCGTCTCGTCAGCAGTAATGTAGGTTTCCCAAGAAGACTTACCAGATGCGGGCAAGTTGGCAACCAACGGAACGTTGGTGCTCATAACGAAATCGATACCCGCTACCGGGATGATTTCATTATCTTCTGCGAGGCCAGCTTCAATCCACTTCTGTCCTTCACGGGTGTACTTCTCGGTGTCGAGAACGCCGTTGTGAGTCAGGTCGTTAGCAACATCGTTAAGTATATAAGGTAATTTTTGTTTAGGATTTCTGCGTCACCGCAGGATCACTCTGCATGTCACCATGCAGTTCAGACTCTATCTTCATTCCATAAAATGGAGTGTTAAGCGTATTAGTCGTTGGGGATTCTTCGATTAGATGGCCGTGGTTCAGTGCTGATATTTTTTCTGCCAGCACCGCGCGCTTTTCTTGATTCCAACCAGTTCCCAATCTAACCCACTCAAGAGCGAGTTTAGCTTGTTCCTGCTTGATAATCATATACGGGATAACACCTAACAAAAACTTCTCTTTGTTTTTGCTGCCAGACAATTTCCACTGATATAAAAGTTTGGCCCGCAAAGAAGAAAAACCTCGTCCTTTGCGGTTGCTAACATCAGTCTGAAATCGTCCACCAAAGTTGTGCAGTAGCCATTTGATTAGACGGAAATCTGTATTGCTAATTTTGATTCCCAATTCAAATCGCTCACCCGAACATCCGTCTGAGCGTTGACCACGGACAACGTAGATGCTTCCTTCACCATCTAAAATTCCGGCCACATACGGCCATGCGTTGTGATCCATCGAAGTCTTTCCTCCGTCTTGTCTTATTTCACTAAACATTGTATCACATATCTGATACTTTGTCAAGCTAAATGTAAGATATTAACGGATATAGCTTAATTTTGCATGCACCCTTGTTGATGCATGATTCCACGCATTCTTCCACCGGCAAAAGGTCGTCCGTTCTTTCCGCGAATTGTAGCCACAGCCGTGTTAAGAACCGCACGGGTCACGTAGCTACCATCAGAAAGCTGAACGCTTGCAGTTGGGTCCGTAGAAACAGCAGCATCAAAGCCTTGCTGAATCAACGTATCAACCACGAGAGCGCCTCGATACCCAAGCATTTCGCTGAGTTGTTCGAGAGGCTTTCCAATATCCACAGCAAGAGCAAAGTCAGAAACGTTGACGTAATCAACGTACTGACCTAGCACTGCTTGGATGCTCGCTTCAGTTGGCACGATTGGTGTGCCCACGGTGCCTTCTACGGCAGTCGGGGGCGGGGTATTGATGGGTCCACCACCAATATCAATCGCGTTTGCTGAAACGTTCGCAGTAAACGGAGCCAAGTTATACGTGTAAATTTGTGTCGTGCGACCTGCGTTCTTCGGAATCTGACGTTCTGCGGTCAGCCCTTGGAACCCAAGATGCGCGAACAAAGCACGTACTGCCAAACGATCATAAAAGACCGCTTGGGTGCTTGGCAAAGTTGAGCCGATAACAAATGAAGCCTGTGAATTACTAGGCATATTTGTTACCTCAATTTTTTACATTAGAACACTAGGACTCCAATTCATATTAGAGACTAGCGGCAGAAACCTCTGCTATGGTATGCCGAACAAATGTTTACTTCCCACTATTGTCCCAATCAATCCGATTAGAACTGTCGAGCCTTTCGACGTTCGGCAAGCGTATTTTGATACGCTCGTCGGAGGTCGTCGCTAGGCGGTTTTCCGATAGGAGAAGATTTACGAAGTTCCGCGACTGAGGGTTCGCTCGGCTTGTTAGCTTCCTCTGTGGCCGTTTCTAGTTCGGTGTTAGCCGCGCTAGAATGACCGGGCTGCAAGCCAGTCGTCCCCCTCTTGCGTACCTGCGGTGCAGGGGTAGCCGGAACCACTGGTGCGGGTGCAACAGGGGTTACAGGCACTACCGCCGCCACAGAATCCTCTGTGCGCGGTGCAGGGCTAGGTACGGACGGTGCTACAACTGTTGGTTTTGGAGTTGGTCTGATATCAAGCTCTTCGCTTTCCATCAGTTCTTCAAAAGCAAATTCGATGTTTCTTAGCGTGAAAGGTAAACCACGCTTGTTCAAAAACTTTTGAATCTTGACAGAATTGTCCTCATTCGGCCAATACTCGGGGTGCAACTCTTTGAACACGTTGCCTTCATTCGTGGCAATCGTATCAAGAATTCCCATCTGCGCTTCTTTTGGAAGAGCATCATACGCTTCTTGCGTCAGATAGTCGGGCAAGGTATAGACCTTATCCAATTCGGTGCCATATTTCTCGCGTCGTATAGCTTCACGAACACGAAGGGTCGCATTGGCCTTGCCTTCGAGCAACTTCAAATTCAGAGCATTACGTGACGGAGCAGTAAAGCGTTCAATACCTGCACCGTTCTTGTACGTGATCTCGCCAATCCATTCACCGTCTTCCTGTTTGATTTCCAGAATGAATTTGGCGTTTTCAATTCGCTCGGGTTGTTCTACAGGAATCGGTGACACAACTACGGGAGCCACCACAGGAGCAGTAACGGGTTCTTCTACAACCACCGCTGTTGGTTCTGGTTGAACAACTGGTTCAATAGGCTCATCGGCAATAAACTCAACGCGAATCTTCTGGTGCTTGATTTGTGCTTGACTGTGAATCGTTCTGATTTCAGCATCTAGCTTTTGCGGCGTCTCGGCGGAGATGATAGTACTTTCTCCGTCCGTTCCATCTTCGGTAACAACAGTCAGCTTAGCGGATGTGGCAACTTCTCTCTTCGGGACAGGTTGTCGTACCGGAGCCGATACAGTTGGCTGAACAACTGGTTGTGCTGGTGTTGGATTCACTGCCGCGTTCTTGCGTACTTCTTTCAGAATCCCTTTCGGTGCTTCGCCTGCTTCCAACATTCTCTTGCGGGCTTCCTCAACGGAAATGCCTTTGTCCGTGAACTTCAAAACCTTCTCTACTGGTATTCCTGTTCCCATTGTGATTCTCCTTTATTTTGGCCAATCCCGGCCAATCAGGTCTATTTTTACTACTGTGATACTTTGTGCAAAAGCGGTCTTGGTACGGTGGCGGCTTCGTTTATTGTGTTATTGCAATAGTCTAAAACTATCCGTAAGTCTCGATGATCTTGCCACGCTTTATCTTTTTTATCCTTATCCGTGCAGGCAAGCAAAATATCGGCCTTCTGTTGAATTTTCTCCTTGAGATCGCTGATAAACAGCAAATGATCTGGATTATTTCGTAGATGCCCTATCCTCCGCGCTTTGTCGTATATGGTTTGCGCGGTGTCGTAATTTTCTTGAGAAGTTTCATATTCCACGCGGGGAATGTCTCGCCGCAGCAACGGATCATCGTCGGACACATCTATAACGAATCCGTCTGTAGTCATAACTTGAGCCATTACGTTCCTCCGAGCCCTTCGAATCCTGATACAATGCCCGGAGTTTCTTCGCGTTCCGAGGCTCGCTCCACAGCTTTCGTGGCGATAATTTGTCCGGTATCTGCCTGACCCTTGGCATCAATCTCAGTAAGTTTTTGCTGATGCTCTTGAGCAGACAGGTCCTTATTTTGGGCGTGCATCTGAGCCAAGCGCGCACGAGTTGCTTGGGCATCCAACATCTTCGGATTCATCTGCGCAGCACGTTGCTGATCTTGCTGAGTCATCGGGATAATGATGTCTTCTGGTGTCTTCCAACCTGAGACTTCTTCCCAACGACGGCTATACTCAACCCAGTTGACCTTCATTTGAGCAGATGCCAATCCTTGCTGAACAGCCGGGGCTTCCAGCATCTGACCAAGCAATGGCAAAGACTGGCCCATCTTCTGTTTAGCTGCGATGTTTGAACCGGCCAACAAAGTAAATTCAATATCGTCATTGTTGCACATGTCGAGCGTAAGATCGCCGTCATGATTCTGTTCCATGGATGTCCACAACGTCTTTCCCACGATCTTGCGTATAACGGCAGGATCAAGCCACATCCTGTCCATTTTCAGGAAAGAATAGAGAAGCGGAAGCAAGCACTGGTCACACACTATATCCACAAAACTTTGTACGCGGGCGCTTGATGCTCCTGCCACGGCTCCCGCACCTGTACCAGAGCGCATACCTGTACTGCGTACACCACCCGGCATAGCACCTTGAATCAACAGTTCATTCGCGCCCGTTGTCTTCTCGGCATCAGCCATAAGAACTTCTTCTTCCTGATATGCTTCAGACAAAACGGGTTGCTTCTCAATGGCTTTCAAACTGTCCATGTCATCGACTTTGAATACCGCGCCCGGGTATTGCTTGATGGGTTGAGCGGCAATATTGGAACCTTTGCGAGCCATCCACATGTTTTGAAGGTTCATGTGAACGTCATCCAAACGCAGGTTACGCAAACCTTGAATGTGTGTCTGGATTCCACCAATACGACGTGGAATACCAAAGGCGTAGAATGTGCCCGGTAGATCGTCCCAATAACAAGAAACAAACGGGATGACGCCTAGCGGGTTGCCTTCATTACGAATTACTTTTTTGCGCTGCAGAACCACGATGACGTGGTCCTTTGTCCAGTGCTCAAGAACTTCCAGCTTGTGTTCCAGCGGGTCTTCAGACTCATCAAGATAGCGCGGAAGCGGGCGATGCCCCTGTGTCGGGTACGCCGTGCCTTCATTCTCCAAACCTGAACTCGGTGCTTGTTCGGCAGGAGGTGCTGCCAAAGCCTTCAAAGTCTTCTCGTCGGGAATATCGTAACCTTCAAAATCCCGAAGTTTGTTCAAATCGCGGATCGTCAAATAGTCACGGTACACAACAAAGTCAGCCGCACGAATATCAGGTTCACGAAGACCCGGACTAACCAAAAGATGGTTGATTTCGATGCGCTTAAAGAATGGTTGACTAACGCGGTCGGTTACATCGTACTCTTCCAATTCATCGGATTCTGCAGTATGCAGAAAGGTAGACTTGCCGCCCGGAACGGAAGACGGAATTTCCTTCGGCATAGCCGCGCGCTTGTAGACCGTGCGCTTACGATCAAAGGTTTCCCATCCAAACTTACCCAATCCCGTGCCAAAAATTTCAGCGTCTTTTACTATTAGACGCATTTGAGCTTTCACATTCGCCTGACGCAATTGATATGACAGAACCGATTCCCAACCACGCGATACTTGTCGAGGTGTGCCTTCAGTCGGCTGAATGGCAAACGGAGTCATCTCTGGAAAGATAGCGGGCATAGCCTGATCCAGAATTGCCCGAACGTGCTGAGCGATTAGAGGGAAAGAATTACTTGAGCGCGGAACCAAAGTATCGCGCCAATAAGTCTGACGAACCGGAGCTTCGTACAAGCTCTTGGCAACACGCCATTCGCTCATCCATAAACGCGCCATCACGAACTTCTCGGCTCGCTGGGTATCCTGAATGACTAAGGAAAGTGCAGATTCATCAGTTTTTACTGCACCACTATCCAAACTGAAATCATCTATTCTTTGATTTAGCGGGGCGGCGGTAGTATTTGGCTGGGGTAACTGCATTCCGTTTCCTTATCCTCGATATAGACTTGCAACATTAGTTGAATTCACCGCATCAATATCCGTGCTTTCACCTTCTCCTGCATGCGAGTCCGGTGCTTCGGGCGGAAGTTCAGGCTCCCATGTGAGAATGGGCCCGCTAGGTTTCAAACTCTCAATGGTCTTAGGAAAGATCAGCGGGCGATAGTATTGCCAAGCCTGCGCGATGCAATCAGGAGCATCGTCTTTACGGCGCTTGGCATCAAGCGTCCATTTTTCAAATTGAGAGCGGACATCATCAATGAACCCGACATTGGAGTTGATAAAGACATGTCCGTCTTTCATGGCCGATGCCAATACCGCGATACGGACATTCTTTGCATTCAATTCGTTGTTCGGTAATTCCCATGTGATAGACTTGAACGGTTTATCGTTTGGCTTGGCAGTTCTTCGTACAGCTTCATTGATCTGATCTTCCAGCCAACGGACGCCCATGGCGTCTTCGATGCTATGGCCGACAATGGGCCCGAAATATTCCGCTGTCCGATACAACTGAACGATGGCGTTTGAAACATCAGTACCATTGTTGTAGTGTGCCAGAACAACCTGCACAACCCACATTCTCATCGTGCTGTTCTGAAATACCGCGATAATGCCACAGGAATAATCTGATTCACTTTTCTTGCGTCGGCCAGTAAATGCAGATGCTAAATCCCAGTGAACAACAACTGAACGGTCATGCATGGGAATTTGCAGAAGATCGTTTGGAGATGTGATCTGTCTCTTCAGAATTGCTTCTGTGAATGACTTTGGCGTCTCGTCCAAAGACGCATCAAGCAAATATTGCTTGTAGAAATCAGAACGATTCCGGCGATAGCGTTTGAATAAGAAGTTTGCATTCAGCTTCTCAGGCCAAGTAAGATCGACATCATCAGGAGTAAGTTGGCCGTTCTTCTCTCTCTTTATCCGTTCTTCTATTTCTTTTGGCGTTCCATCTTTACGGAGCGTCCATGCGGGCAAAACAAAATAAGAAACTGTCTCACGTCCAGATTTCTCTTTGTCTTCCGCGCCTTTTCGACAGATGTAAGCGGGTAAATCTTCTTCATGCCATTTGGTGCCCAAAAACATCCGATATCCGCCCGGCTCAACTAGCTCGTCAGTATCATCGTATGTGCCGTGGGTTTTTTCGCAATTCTCTAAATTGGACGAATTGATTTCGTTTGTCGCGTCGTCCAAAAACACAAGTTCATAGTGGCCTCCAGCTTTTACAGACTCAAAGCTGGCAAGGGAGATGGTTGGGTCTCGAAGGTCTAGTTCAGGGTTTCGCTTTGGAGTTGTGAACTCTTCAAGTTTGATATCTGATTCTTCAATCGCCCATTCAGGAAACAAATGCCGAATAACTTGATTGGAAAAGAATGGCTTTCGAGCCATTGCAAGGATGCTCTTAGCTTTATCAATTTTTCCTGACATGATGAGAATACGAATGTCAGGAGAACACAAAATAACTTGAGTTAGAAAGGCCGCTCCAATTGTAGATTTGAGCATGCCTCGGGAAGCCAATACTACAAACTCATCCCGTTCATCCCATTCAGAAGAATCTTTGTGAGGATCAGGCTGAAGGAACGAGTCAATAATTTTTCCATGAACCTTTTCCAGAAGTGTTGGAAACTTCTTGGAGTTTGCAGGACGCAAAACGCAGTTAACCAGAAAACGCAAATCAGTCTGGATTCGAATTTTCACGTTGTCTTGTTCTTCCTTAGACAACTTCTGCACATCGGGCAGTGTCAATCGGAAGTTCAAGTCACCGAGATTTGAGATGCCCACGGTTATGCTTTCTTTTCTGCGATACCCTTTTCCGCTTTCTTGGAATCGTGTTTTTCGCCTTTGACTGGCGTGTTGCCGCCGCCCTGTCGAGTTTGCTGTCGTGCAACAAATACCTTGCGATACTCGGAATTGCGGCCCTTGGATTTGTCTGCTGGAATTATTGTTTCACCCGCATGCGCGATAATTGGGACTGCTTCGCCTTTTTTACCCGGAACTTTTCCGCCGTGCTTGAAACTCATGGTGCCTTGAGCCGCAAGTTGTTGCATTCGGGCAGGAGTGAGTTTACCTGCGGCCTCGGCAGTTCCTTGCGCCGCTGCAAATTTTTGCTTTGCTTCGGGAGTTGCAAGACCGCCTGACTTTTCAAGGGCTGACATGGTTTTACCACGGGTTTGAGAAAGTGCAGCTTTTTCTTGCTCGGTGGGTTGATTCGGCATGACTATACTCCCGGCTGCGGTGCGGTTGCAGCGGGTTGCGGCTCTGCAGGCTCAGCCTCCGCTTCACCTTCATTGGGCTCGCCAACATGCTCTTCAAGTCCATCGTGGACTCCATCAAGATCGGGCTTGGCATAGCTGACTTCTTCGCCGCCGCCCATTGGAGTATGACGCACGGTATGACCCGTTGACTTACCCTTTTCATCGTAATGGTGTTCAATATGGGTATGTTTGTGCTTCGGTCGGGACTTCTTGGGTTTTGATTCCGACTTCGGGGCGGATTTCTCCGTCTTATCTTTGGCGAGGACATCCCCGACTTTTACTGTTTTAGGCTTATCTGCCATTTTTATTTACCGTTCTTTCTAAGATATTCTACTGCGGCCAATAAAATACTCTCATTATCTTTTGCATGACCCAACAAGAAATTACACGTAGAACAAAGAATTCCACGAATAACAATCTCGCCTGTTGTAACTTCTGCAAAATGATCGTGGTCAACACACCATTTTTTGGCATCTGGAATGCCGCAAATAGCACAACACCTGTTTTGAGATGCTAAAATGCGCTCTTTTTCTTCCAAACTTATGCCATATAATTTCTTATACGCATATCGTCTTTGATAGAGTGGGTCTTTCATAAGGCGGTCCTTATGATACCGCTTGTCGTAAACTTTCTTCTCTTCGACATGCGCCGCCTTCCACTCTTTAGACTTTTTAGAAGCATACACAGGATGAGCAGATTGCCACTTTTTATTATAAATGGCCTTCTCTTCCTTTGTCATTCAGCTTACCAGCGGCGTGATGCTGGTATAGTTGAAGCCTTGGACTGGTCATGCGATTCACCAGTTGCAGGCATGTTACCATCGCCATCTTGACGGGTAGGCTGATCTGGACCAATACCGCTACCAAAACGGCTAGCGGCGCTAACCTTCTCGGCTTTCTTTTGGTCGTGATCTTCGCCGGTCACCGGAACGTTGCCCGCCTCATTCTCGCGGTAAACATTATCCGCTGTCGGCATGGGGTCTTTTGAATCTCGCTTGTTATAGGACATTTCACTTTTCCTTCTGAAAAATTTTACTGCTTGATTTCGGTCCCCGAAGGCAACCGAGAAAACTTGTTAGTCCAAATAGATATACAGCGTACCAGATGCTAATGTAAGAACTTCAAAATCCTTCCATAGCAGGGGTTTCGCTGTAAAATCAAAAATTTGACTTTGGTTTGCTACTTCACATCGGCCTGTTAACCATGTCTGACCGCTGGCCGGGTCTTGAATGACAAAGGTATCGCCAATGTTGGTCGGATTTTCCCAGTATACTTTAATAATGCGTAACGTAATAAACGATCCCTGTGATGTGAGCACAGCCGATTTATATGCCGTTTGCGTTTGAGAGATAACGATGGGATTGGTATTAAGACTGTTTGCCATTTACTTTACCTGATTCCTTGAGCTTTTCTTGCGTTTCTTGGGGTTCATCTTTTCCGAAGATGGCATCCCACTTTGCCTGAGTGACTTTTGCTGGACCAAATGTCGCGCTTCGTGCGCCGCGAGCTAACGCATCTCCGCTCATCCTCGTAATCCTCTCTTGTTTGCGAAATCGTGTTGAGCATTCAACCAACCGCTTGCTCCTCCGCCTGATGATGTCGCCGTAAAATTCACGCCTGTGTTATCCCCACTGTTAATTGTCTGAGAAGAGTTAGCAGGTGAAAAAGTATAACCTGTCTTTGATGGGGTAACAGTGCCAGTCCAAAGATTCGGCAATCCTGAGATAGCATAATTTCCTGAGCCATCGGCTACCACACTTCCTGAAGTGGTTCCAGCGTAAGTAACTGTCGCCCCCGCCACTCCTGCACTTCCTGAAATGGTGTAGGTGAGCGTGTATGCAGCAGACGCCACCGCACTATTTACATAACCTGAAGCGATAGCAATTGCTTTGACGGTCAGAGAAGAATCTACTGTGAACGGCGTGTACGGTGTCGAGCCCGACGTAGGCGTACTGCCATCCGTCGTATAATAAATTGAGTTGCCCGGTGTTGAACAAGTAATCGTGACATTCACACTGCCATCATACGCGCCCGCCGCAGGACTAATGACTGGAGTGGCGCATGTCGGCTCTCCTATGAAAACCGCTGCTGCGGCAGCCCATAGAGCCACGGCTCCGCTATACGACCCGCCAAAAGTATAGGAGTTTACGGAGGAGACAATCTGGTCGCACAGAAATGTATTTCCCCCGGCGTTGGCGTTTGTTTCATTACCAAATCCGCCAGTCGGAGTAAAAACTTGACCGTTGAGAGTTTCGTTTGAAACCCCGCCGATTAGAAGTGTGTTCGCATTGGGCGAAGTCGAAACAGAGCCAGAACTGACCGTATTGCCCGTTCCCGTTGCTGCATTCGTGTTACCCAAAACACTCGTCAAAGCGAGTCCAGAATATTCCCCAATGACAACCTGCCGTGCAATGGAAGCCGTCGTGTTAACCGTGTTTGCCCCGGACTTGCAGTTCGCGTAATAGAAAATCCCGACACCAATAGTATCCGATGTCGCTTGATAGGCTGCTCTAGTCCACGAACCATTATTGGTATCCGCTACTGTATCAGTCACTAAGCAGCGCACCACGCAGACGAGGAGATTCCCTGCCGCATTATTGTTCGGGTAAGCAACGGAACCTGAGAGCCCGCCGCTATTGGCAAATTGATTTAGAACTGGTGATATACCCATATCTTGTCCTTTAAGATAGCCCTGCCGTCATTTGCAAAATGTATGTCGCCCCGGCTGCACTAGGCGTCCCCGTGAAAGTGAACGTTGCTCCCATTGTTGTGATCGAACTCGCAATCGGATTCGATATCGATGTTCCCGTGCCGCCCACTTGCTGCAAGCTAACGATGGGCGCAACCAAAAATGGAGTGGGAAACACTATCGCCACAGTTGGACTAGCTCCTGGGGTGCCCGCCGTGGTGATGGTGAACTGAATTATTTTCGTGTTCCCACTAACGGATGATACTCCATTCCCCGCCGCTCCTGTGGTCCCCCATCCAGTCCCCGGCGTAATATTTCCAGCAACTTGAACAGTGCCTGTAATTGAAGCATCTCCGAATATCGAACCAGAAATTGTTGGCGTTTGACCGAAGATGTTGCCTCCTAGGTCATAAAGGGAACCCGCGATGTTCAAGCCCGCTGCACTTCCAGTAACCACATTGTTCACATTCTGCAAAGAAAGTTGACCACCACTAGCTACCCAAATATTTGTAGAACTTGTTATTCCATTCAGAATTTCAACACCGGACAAGAACACCTCGGATGTGCCGTCAACATAAATCCCTCCGGGAGTTGCCCCTCCAGTATTCGCTGCATTAATTCGAGTACCAAAAAAATTCACTCCCGTGGAACCGATGACACTAACACCCGTGTGAGGATTGCTACCTGGTCCCCCACCCGTGCTCGTGATTAAGCCGCCAAAAATATTTACGTTCGTATTGTTCTCAAAAACTAAGCCCCACCCTCCAGTGTAGGCTAAAATCGGAGCATATATTTCTACCGAATCTGCGCCGTTTGCAATTGAGAGACAGTTTACTGGATTACCCAAACCACTACTAAATTGGGGTTGAATATTCAAATTATAGGCACGATTCTCCGTGTTCAAAGTCACGCATGACATATACGCAGGGCCAGAAAATCCCGCGATTTGAATATCAGAAAAACAGGCATTACTCCCATATAACAAAGAAAGACCGCTGCCACTTTGACTTCCGAATCCCGCCCCTAAGCCCGTGACGCTAATCTGGGAAACGCGATTAAACATATGAAAACCGTCGTAAGCCCCAGAGACGCCGGATACCACATCGTAAATCATCCCCGACCCGTGCATGGAACCAAAATTAAAACTTGGTGAGACTACAAACACAGTCCCTGAACCATATCCTCCCTGTCCTTGAAGCCCAAATGCACCTATAGGACTTGCCGTAGAACCATTAGAATAATAAAAAGGCTGTGCAGAAACCAGCATTGCCCCCGAGGGCAAAAATAGCATTGCACCGCCCGCTGCTAGGCACGCCGCCCAAGCGGCTTGTAAAGCGGCAGTGTCATCCGTTCCGACGCACAAAGAACAATTGGACTGCGTGGCAGATGCATTCGCACTCGCTGTAGCTTGAGTTGAAGATTGAACTGAAAGAATTGTCCCTATTAATTTTGTCTGTCCCGTGCTCGGATAAACGGTATAAATCGTTTTTCCTACATCGGAAGCAGTGAAATTGATGGATGCTGATGTGACTGTTGGAGAATTGAGCGTAATAGAACCATCGCCAGTCCAACGAGTGTTTGCAGTAACACCAAAAGCCTGAGCAAAGACCCCGGGTTGGTTAGTCAAACCATTAAAATTTGTAGTTCCTATCGCAGAAGTTAAAGGTGTTTTTTGAAGCCCTTTGACTTCATCATTCCAAAATAAATTTTGTCCGTCTGTTCCAACAATAGTCGGCATCAATCCTTCTTATTTTAGCGCGCGAGAAACTTTCGCCCCGCGACCGCAGTTATTGCACTCCCAGCCATGCAGGCCGTGAATCGTGCCCTTCTCACCTTTTGATTTTCCAGTGGGGGTTTTTGTTACAGAACCTTGGCAGGCAGCACATGAATAGTTGTATCGCGTTGAATTCATTTCTTCTCCCCGAGATATTTTTCCAAATATGCTGCGGCCAATTTGCAAGTAACAGGATCATCCTGTAGAAGACCAAGAGCCATGTTGCATTTTCTATGAACTAATCCTCGATTCATTTCGGTAACATGGGAGTGATCTACAACCGCCTCCATCCCTTTATCTTCCGAGAAAGGTTTCAAACATACTCCACAACAATTATTTTGAGCCGCGAGCATCGCAACAAACACTTCTGCGCTTATACCATATTTCCACATTCTATAACGATCTGAATGATACCGTTTCTTTTCAGGACCGCCCATCAATCTTGCATATTTTAATCGGCCACAAACTCTACAAGAACGACGACGATGTTTATCCCAGCAAGTATTCTCAGGAGTAAATTCGTGCCCATGTTTACAATGAGTCTTCGTCCACTTATTTGCCATTGCCGACTCGGGCAACATACTCACAGCAGGCGTTCGGATCAACCTTAATTCGGCCATCGGAAGTGCGCGGCTGCTTTGACTTCTTCAACATGTCATCCTGTCCGCAGGAATTATCCACAGATCGAAAAAATTCACAGTTAGCACAAGAGAATGGCCCCTTGTTCGCAGCGGGCTCGTATCCAGTTCCGGTCTCCCCTTGAACCGCAGATATGTCAATTTGTATGGAGTGATCGGATTCGGCTTCAGGATTAGACTTGAAAATCGGAATCGTGGTATACTCCGCGATCAGTGCAATGCCACCGGGGCTAATAATATCCGTCGTCTCGCCCAAATACTCATCGCTGTTCGCGCCGGTCTGCAGGTTCCACCAGTACATCACATTTGAAACGTGGGCAACAACCAAAACTTCGGGGTCTTCCGTGCTCTTTTCTTTTTCAATTATCTTTAGAAGGTCTTCGGCAAACTCGTGCTGACGATATTCAAACTCATTGATCGTTTCGCCATTTGGAAATCTTTTGTTCTTGTTGTCAAGAAATGGCTGAATAGGGTGATCTGCTTTGGATTGCCCTTTGAAATCGCCAACATTCAAAGGCAGAAGGCGATCATCAATTTCAATGAACTCGACTCCAAGATACTCCGCGATAATAGCAGCAGTCAAGACTGCGCGTTGTAGAGGGGATGATATGATCTTTGAAAACGGCTGCTTCAGCTTCTGAAGAAACTTGCCTTCTTCATGAGCAGATCGAATACCATCTTCGTTGAGTTGGGCGTCAGGACCATCAGACCATCCGCGATAACGTCCCGATTCATTTAGGACAGTCTGACCATGTCTTGCGATAAAAAAGAGACTGCGCAAAATGTTTTCCTTTGATTTGAAATTCGACCGTCCACTCCTCCATCAGATTTTAGCTGACTTCAACGGAGTGGACTAGGTCATGGATCACCTCACGAATGATCCTTGACTACGTGAGTTACGCATCGTAGTACCGCAAATGGCAGGCAGTGAGAGATTCGAACTCCCAAGTTCCGTTTTGGAGACGGACAGTTTGCCGTTGAGCTTAACCGCCTGTAGAAATTGTTCGCCGTGTTGCTCCCGGGTTCAATCGGGCCTCGGCGTGAAGCGCGGATTCCCTAGGACTACGCATCCCCTTGGCTTCCACTTATAGGGTGCGTACCGCTTGTACAAAATTGGTGGACCGGCAGGGAATCAAACCCTGTTTTTTCGGGTGCAAACCGAACGTATTCTCAGCCTACTCCCAGCCCAATATGGTTGCCTGTCTACGATTCGAACGTAGATTCACGGCTTCAGAGGCCGCTGTCCTTCCGGTTAAACGAACGGGCAATAGAAAATTGGCTGTCCCGATAGGGGCTTTACCCCACACTCGTTAGTCGCGGCATCAGCGAAGGCCAGTAGAAAATGGAGGAAGGCCAGAGAATCGAACTCTGTCACCGGGTCTTAGCCGGTGGTACTGTTTTCAAGACAGTGAGGCACCATTGCCGACTGCCCTCCATCAAAATTTATTCTTCGTCTACAATTATTACTGGATGCGGAAGATGAATCGGTTTTCCCAACAAGGCACCATGGGGTCCGACTTTCTGAAATAAATCGGCAGACCCGTCCTTGTACACACACAAATGCCATCCTCGCGCTCTTTTGTAATTCAAAACAGGATAAACGTAAGTACCATCTTCCTGTTCTACAATCTCAATACAATGATTAGCAATCATTTTACTCTCCTTTGCTCATCGAGCATGATATTCTAAGGCCCTACAAAAAATGGTTGTCGATGTCGGTATTGAGCCGACCCGTTGCGCTAATCTGGCGCTTTCCGAAGTTTATAAGTCTTCGCTGCACCCTGTGCTATCGACAGAAACTTTTCTTGTTCTACCAGTGAATCCGCGCGGTCTATCCGGCATTGTCAGTTTGCAGTATTATACTCTCCAATTTTTACTCGGTGTATAGTATTGCACCGCAGATGGGAAAATGCAATGTTATTCAAATCCCAAAACAACTCAGCAGAGCGGCCTTCCCATGGCTCTTTGTGCTCGATGCTCAACTCATCAACAGTTACTATTTCTTTGGCACACTTAAAGCATATATTTTCTTCAAGTCTGCAAAGCAAATGAAAAAGAATAATCTTGCGAAGTCTTCCCGCAGCCGTACCAGGAGGCATACCTAATTGTGCTACTACTCTTTGTTTTCTTGCATTCATTATCGTAGACCTTTGGTCGTTGATTTTGAAAAATGGTTTCCTTGGATGGATTCGAACCACCATAGCGCGGTAATCGGCCACGCGTATTGCCATTATACGACAAGGAAATTGAAAATTGTGATGCCTTTACGGTGCCCGTAGCCCGGCTTCTGTTCTCACTTGCGTAAGTAGAAGTCATTCGTCTAAGCAGCAACCCGGCAGTCTTTATCGGTGGTCAGCCTCTGCCCTATTTGCCTTGCATCGGTGTGGAGTCGTTTCGGACAAGTGGATAGAGCAAGGCTTGCCGAACTCTTACCCGTGCGCTTTCGCGCCCCGCAGCTTCCACGGCACCTTGACCAGATGGCCGGAACTTCCTCGGCTTTCGCCGCGACTTCTTGTTCACCGTTAAGAATGGAGGCTCTACACGGATTCAAACCGTGATAGCTGGTTTCGAAGACCAGTGCCCTGTTCGTTGGACGATAGAGCCATAAAAAGAGGCGACGTTCGGTTCGCCAATCACACCACTGACTGTATATACAGTCGCACAGGTGTCGTGCTTTGCAAAATGGAGCGCCGTGAGGGAATTGAACCCCCGTCTGAACGTTCGTAGCGTTCTGTCCTGTCCGTTGAACGAACAGCGCATGGTAGACCGTGACGGATTCGAACCGCCATGACTTGTGTGTAGGACAAGCATTCTGCCGTTGAATTAACAGTCTATAGATTGGTGTGCCGCGAGTGAATCGAACACTCGTTCGTTGATTAAGAGTCAACTAGTCTGCCACTGACTTAGCAGCACAAAAATGGACGGCCTGACTGGAGTCGAACCAGCCTTAGTTCGTTTAGAAGACGAACGCCTATATCGGTCCCGTTTAGGAAACGGGTGCCTGTTCCGCTCGGCCACAGACCGTTTGAAAATTGGCGGATGAGGAGGGATTCGAACTCTCACAACCTTTCGGTTGCCAGTTTAGCAAACTGGTGCGGCTACCGTTTCGCCACCCATCCGTTGAACTTGGTAGGGAAGGAGAGATTCAAACTCTCGTCACTTGGCTTGAAGGGCCAGTATCTTCATCACTAGACCACTTCCCCGTTATTTTTCTGTCTGATATACGTGCGATTCGCATGACAGTTTGCACAAACAACTTCGCACTTAGAAATCTCTTCTAAAATTCTCTTTATGCCAAAGCGCCATAACATTTGACCAAGATTCCCGGTTTTGATTCCACGCACGTGGTCAAATTGCATTATCCAGTATGGGTAAGAAATTCCACAATCCATACAAGGTTTGTTTTTGGCATCGCGAACTATTTCTACCCGTGCCTGTTTTCGAAGTTTTAGTCGGGCAATGATGCTGTCTTTGTTTTTCAGATAACAAACACGATTATATCCTTGTTGCTTTTGGTACTCGTTTTTACACTCGTGACAATAGGACCCGCCATGAGTGTCATTCTTTCCGTTATCTTTTCCGCACTTCGGGCACATCTTCATTTTTCTCTCCACTATAGAGATGTCGGGGGTGATAGTGGCACCCCCAACCTAGCGGTAATGGTCGCCACCCTTCGAAGGATCACTCCGATTCAGATTACATTCTACCACAAACTTGGCCGCTTGTCAACTGAAAACTGGGGGCCGCAAGGAGAATCGAACTCCTGCGAGCAAGTTGAGAACCTGCCGTTCTTCCACTAAACTATGTGGCCTCAAAATGAATTCGGAAACATTATGTGGAGTTTGCAAGCACCACAACTTTGATGCTGTGTCCGCTCTCTTGGTTGCACCCAAAAGGACACGCTGCATGTTCCGAAAATTGGTGGGCCACCAAGGACTTGGACCTTGACTCGTCGGCTTAAAAGGCCGCTGTGCTACCTTAACACTAGTAGCCCAAAATTGGTCGCCAAGGTGGGGATCGGACCCACACGCTCTTTCGAGCCAATCGTTTTAAGTGATTGCTGTCTGCCAGTTCCATCACTTGGCGAAATTGGTGCAAGCAGTGGGAGTCGAACCCACAAGACTCTAGGTTTGAGCTAGAGATGTCTGCCAAATTGCATCACACTTGCATGGTTGCCTGAAAAGGATTCGAACCTTTATCGGATGGATTCAAAGTCCACCATGTTCCCAGTTACACCATCGGGCAATTGAAAATGGTCCCGTTCCGTGGAATTAAACCACGACTACCTGTGCTTCAAACAGGGGTCATATCGTTAGACCAAAACGGGATAAATTGGGGTGCAATCTCAGATTCAAACTGAGCCTACCCGGTTCACAGCCGAGCGTGCTATCACTACACCAAAAGCACCATTGAATCCAAATTCAAGACGGCAGGAATGATTGCTTCCTTTTCGTGGGGCTGGCAACCGACCCGGATTATTCATCTTACCCTTTTGGGAGTAGATACGATGCCGGGCTCGCTTGAAAAATCAATATGGCGAGGCTAGCGGGATTCGAACCCGCGAAGTCTTCCGTGACGGGGAAGCGCGATAGGCCGCTACGCGATAACCTCATAAAATGGCTGGGGCAACAGGATTCGAACCTGTAATGAGCTTGCGCTCTGGATGGGTAACAGCCATCTGCTGTGCCGGTTGAGCCACACCCCAGTAGAAAATTGGTAGCGGAAATCGGATTTGAACCGATGATATCATGGTTATGAGCCATGCGTTTTAGACCGGACTAAACTATTCCGCATCAGACTGTATTCATCCAAGAGAACGTTTGCAACCAGTCATCCTTCTCTTGGACGCCCTTTCGGGTATTAGGTATCTCAGCATCAGACTTGCCGTGGCCACGACTTGGATGACTCGTCTGTTGCTGAAACGGCCATTTGCGAGGTGCAAAGCATCTCGTCCTGACCTAAGTATCAAAATGGTGGATCGGGCACGACTCGAACGTGCGAAGCTCCGAAGGAGCAACTGGTTTACAGCCAGTGGCAATTGCCGCTATGCGACCAATCCATAAAATGGAGGCGTGAGTTGGGATCGAACCAACGTTGGTTGTTTTGCAGACAACTGACTTGCCGCTTGTCGATCACGCCAAAATCAGGGCTGCGCTCTCTATAGTGAGCTATCAACGCCGAAGCGCCTAGCGGGTTTACACCGCCCCTCAAGCCGATTTGCTTCCACAGAATGGAAGACTTAATATGGAGCCCTAGCAAGGTTTCGAACCTTGGACGCCCGCTTACAAGGCGGGAGTTTTGCCAACTAAACTACTCGGGCATGGAGCTAGATGTTGGAATTGAACCAACCTTTAACGCTTACCAAGCGTTCGTTCTCCCGATGAACTAATTCAGCTTTGAAACTTTGCGGTTCGCTTGGAACCGCTGGTGGCTCTTCACTCCGCTTGCGCGGCGAAGCATAGCTCGCCAATTTTGGAGGTCAACTTGGGATTCGAACCCAAATAACCGCTTTACGAAAGCGGCGTAATGCCGGTTATACGAATCGACCGCAAACTTTTATCGTGACAACTATTCTACCACAGATGGGTCCCTTTGTCAAGAACTTTCTTCAGAAATTTTCATGGGCCCGGGCAATTTGGGTCCCTCCAGCCATTGGCCGCATCGTTTCAATGGTATAACGCCTTTCAGCAGTCGCTGAAATGATTGTTTTTAGTGAAATCTATAGACGCATTTCATATTGGGTCCCCGCAAGTATATTGTGCGCGTATCGCGCGTAAGTGGTTTGATGTGTTCCACTTAGTGGTGATGTATGTGTGAGATGAAACGTATCTTCGTACCTGTGCGCGGCGAGCCGGGGATGCCTTGGGGACCGTGCCCATACTAGTACTTGGGTCCCATGTGTCAAAACTAACACGTATAAAAATTTACGCGCTTCTAACTTATAGATAACAAACAAAATAGTCTGGCCCGAAAATTGCAGGCCAGCAATCCGCGTGCCAAAGTTTACAAAATGCTGGGAGTATCCACGACCGTGCGGTCAGGCATAAACTCAACAGGATCAGCAGGTTTCGGTGCTGGTGCGATCTGTCCGCGTTCGACCAGCGCGTCATGAAACATAATCAATCTTAGAGTAATCATAGCTTCTACTTCTTTCTCGTTCATTTCTTCCTCCACGAGTATAGAAAATAGCGAAAAGTGGCATTCGATTATCGTAAGTGCTTTATTTTGGAATACAAACCCACAAACTCACGCCAAGTGCAATCGTTGCAACGTCTTCGCTTTTCTTATGCTTTTTCGTTCTCTATTTGTTCACTGTCATATTATTCTGACACTGCAATATTTTGCTGACGATTAAAAAACCTTTGGTTGGGGTGGTACGAAAGACACAAACTGTCGCAAAAATACCATACTTACGAACTGTGGTAAGAAAACCACAAAGAGTATCATTATGTTACAATCAACACCTTGGTTCGTCGCTCTCGTTCTTCCTCACTCAAGGCTAACCATTTCTCAACCATACCTGCTTGCGTATTGCAGGCTATGTGCATTAATCCTCGCACTTGCTCTGTCTCATGGTTATGGTCTATCGCGAACTTCTTGCCGAGGTGTTGCAAACACCACAAACATAGGCCATATTGCTGCCGCTTCATTCTTTTGATATCGGTTGCCGTCACGCCATACTTCTTTTGTCTATGGGCGCTCACTACACATTCTTTACAACGCCTATCTCTAGATGGTCGAGCCGGATTAACTCCGCAGGCAGGACAATCTCCGCTAAGGTGCTTTCCTGAATGGCAAAGCGACTTG